AAATAAAAGAAGCACTTAACGAGTTATCCGATTTTGAGGGTATGTTTAAGGAGGAAATAAAAGAAGATGAAGAGGGAAACGATTGACCTTTTCAACAGAATATTTAAGGTCTTAGAACCACCGCCAGACTTGACATTATCACAATGGGCGGACAGATACCGCCGTTTGTCCTCTGAATCGGGTAGCAAAGGCGGTAAGTGGAACACAGAAAAAGCACCTTGGCAGCGGGAGATTATGGATGCAATAACGGATATATCTGTTGAAAAAGTTGTGGTTATGAGTGCTGCACAAATGGGAAAAACGGATGCTTTTCTGCTTAATACAATAGGCTATTATATGCACTACGACCCATGCACCATATTGTGTATGCAGCCGACCTTATCCCTTGCGGAAACAATGAGTAAAGACAGGCTTATGCCAATGGTACGAGATACCCCGGCATTAAGGGATAAGATAAACGAGAAAAGCCGAACCGCAGGAAACACAATCTTTAAAAAGGCGTTTCCGGGCGGACGTATCACAATGACAGGTGCAAACTCTCCAACGGAGTTAAGAAGCCGACCGATTCGTATATTATTGGCGGACGAGATAGATGCTTACCCGCCAACCGCAGGAGCGGAGGGGGACCCTCTGATACTTGCAGGGAAACGACTTACAACATATTGGAATCGAAAAGAGGTAGACACAAGCACGCCAACGATAAAAGGGGCAAGCCGTATAGAAATGGAGTACGAACATTCTACTATGGAGGAATGGAATGTGCCTTGCCCGAGTTGCGGAGAATTACAACCGTTGGAATGGAGCAATTTAATCTATAAGGTGGATGCAGACGGGGAAATAGAAAGTACAACCTATGTATGTGCGAAATGTGGAGTAGTACATACAGAGGTTGAGTGGAAAGAACATTTTAACGAGGGGCGATATGTGGCAAAATATCCAAACCGTAAAGTGCGAGGATTCCATTTTAATTCCTTGGCATCTACTTTTTTTGGTTGGGATAAGATAGTAAAAGGTTTTATCGAAGCGGACCAGGCATTAAAAAAAGGCAATATCGAACTTATGAAATCTTGGGTTAATACCGAATTGGGGCAGACTTGGGAGGAACAGGGCGAGAAAGCAAGTAAAGATGACCTGTTGAAGCGTAGGGAAAGATACCGTTGCGAAGTGCCGGACGAAGTTATAGCAATCACGGCAGGAATAGATACACAGGATGACCGTTTCGAGGTCGAGGTAGTAGGTTGGGGCGTAGAACACGAAAGTTACGGCATAATCTACAAGAGGATATACGGAGATTTGAAACAATCGGAAGTGTGGAAAAACCTTGACGATTTTTTAAAGCAGACATTTAAGAAAGCAGACGGTACGGCAATGAGAATATCATGTGCCTGTATGGATTCGGGCGGACATTTTACCAACAAGGTATATAAATTCTGTAAAGCGAGAACGGCAAGAAAGATATTTGCAATAAAGGGAGGTAATGAGGGTACGGCAAGACCGTACATATCAAAGCCGACAAAGAACAACAGGGAACAGGCGTATTTATTTACCCTTGGAGTTGATACAGGTAAATCCCTTTTGCTACAGAGGTTGCAGATTGAGGAAGAGGGCCCCGGATACTGCCACTTTCCGAAAGATGAAAACGAATATATCCGAGGATATGACGAGGATTATTTTAAGGGTCTTACGGCAGAGAAACAGGTATTAAAATATAAAAAAGGCAGACCATATTTTGTATGGGAACTTACAGGAGAAACAAAACGAAATGAGCCTTTAGATTGCAGAAACTACGCACAGGCAGCAATAGAAATTACAGGATTAACGCTAAAAGAGCCACCGAAGAAAAATACGGAGGTACAGGCAACACGAAAACACACAAGACATAGAGGAAATCGAAGTGGAGGTATAACATAATGGCAGCAATAACACTTGAAGTAGCAAAAAAACACTTGGAAATGTGGTTGGAAGCAGAAAGCGAGGTAGCAATAAACCAATCATACACAATAGGCGGAAAGTCTTTTACAAGGGCAAATTTGGCAGAAATCCGCAAACAGATAGAATATTGGAGTAATAAGGTGGCGGAATTGGAAAATTTAGCAAAGAAAAAGGGCAGAAACAGGGTATACAGGATTGTGCCGAGAGATTTATAGGCAAAAACAGCCGAAAAGGGCAGAAATACAAGCAAAACAGGAAAATAAAAGATTGCCCGCCATTGCCCGATTTTTTGTGATAATATATAAAATAGCAAAGCACCAAGGAGATATAGAAGTATCCAAGGTGCTTTTTTCGTACCAAAAATACGGAGAAAGGAGGTTTAAGCCTTGAATTTTATTGATAAAGCCATAAAAGCAATATCCCCGGAAAGGGCATTAAAGCGAGAAGTGGCAAAAAAACGCCTTAGTATGATTAACAGCGGTTACGGAAACTACGGTGCAAGTGCTACAAAGAAAAGCCTTATAGGTTGGACGCACGGCGGAGGTAGCCACAGAGAGGACGTAGAGGACAATATAGACCCTTTAAGGCAGAGGTCTAGGGATTTGTTCTATGGTGGCTCAAATGTTGCCACAGGGGCAATAAAAAGGCTTAGAACCAATACTATAGGGATTGGACTACACCTAAAAGCATCAATCAATGAGGAAGTGTTAAACATTGAGCCGGAGGAAGCAAGAGAGTTAGAGGAAACGATAGAAAGAGAATTTGCACATTGGGCGGATTCTACGAATTGCGACCTTGAACGCATAGATAATTTTTATCAGTTGCAGCAGTTGGCATTTTTAAATGCCTTGCTTAGTGGAGATTCGTTCGCACTAATGACAACAACCAAGAGGACAGGAAGTATTTACGACCTTAGAATACAAACCCTTGAAGCGGACAGAGTAAGCACACCGGATAACGAAAGGGTAAACCCTTTGTTTTGCGAGGGCGTAGAAAAAAATACAGCAGGAGAGGTAGTTGCCTATCATGTATCAAAATTTCATCCGCTGTCATTTACAGACAGAGAGCCGAGAGAATGGGTAAGAGTGCTTGCATACGGAGAAAAAACAGGACGAAGAAACATATTACACGTTATGAACAGGGAGCGAATCGGGCAAGTCCGAGGAGTTCCCTTTTTAGCACCTGTAATTGACACGATAAAGCAGTTAGGACGATACACCGAAGCGGAAGTATTAGCAGCAGTCATTAACGGATTATTTACCGTATTCATTGAAAAAGAAAGTGCAAGTGATGATGTGCCGTTTGGGGAAAGCATCCCGGAAGAGATGCAGGTAGACCAAGAGGACGAAAACAGTATTGAGCTTGCACCCGGGGCAGTAATTGACCTTGGAGAGGGAGAAAAAGCCAATATGGTAAATCCGGGTAGACCAAACCCGAACTTTGACCCGTTTGTAATTGCGGTACTAAAGCAGATAGGGGCAGCCTTGGAAATTCCATACGAAATACTGATTATGGCTTTTTCAAGCAACTATTCCGCATCAAGGGCAGCAATTCTTGAATTTTTCAAGGTTGTAAAAATGTATCGGGCGTGGTTTGTTGCTGATTTTTGCCAACCAATCTATGAAGAATGGTTAAGTGAAGCGGTAGCAAAAGGGAGAATCAAAGCACCCGGATTTTTTGCAGACCCGATTATTAAAGATGCCTATTGTTCGGCGGAGTGGACGGGACCGAGTGCCGGACAGCTTGACCCGACAAAAGAGGTTGAAGCTGCCGAGAAGAGGGTACAGGGCGGTTACTCCACAAGGGAAAGAGAAGCAAGGGAACTTACAGGCACAGACTTTTACAAAAATATCAAACAGCGAAAGCGTGAAGAGGAATTGTTAAAGGAGGTAACAGGAGGTGCAAAGACAGATACACAAACCGTTGAGAATATTAACGGACGTGAGGAATCAGACACAGAAAACAACCCCGACAATGACGGAGGGCAGACAGAGGAAGAAACCGAGGAATAAGAACGAAGTGCAAAGGTTTTGGAACTTTGTGCCGGACGAAGAGAGCAACACGGCAGAAATGCTATTGTATGGCGAAATCTCCGAGTATTCGTGGTATGGGGATGAAATCACACCAAGCGTATTTAATCAAGAGTTAAAAGACTTGGGGGCGGTAGACGAAATAACCGTGCGTATCAATTCGGGCGGAGGGGATGTATTCGCAGCAGTAGCGATATATACACGATTGAAAGAGCATAAGGCGAAAATATCGGTAAAAATTGACGGTTGGTGTGCAAGTGCAGCAACCATTATTGCTATGGCAGGCGATACGATAGAAATATCTGTAGGCGGTGTATTTATGATACACGACCCATTAGCCGGATTGATTGGATATTACAATACAACAGATTTAGAAAACATTGTTAAAGAGTTGGAAACAATCAAGCAATCTATTGTTAATTGCTATATGACCGTTACGGACAAGTCAGAGGAAGAGATAAAAAGCCTTATGACAAATGAGGGCGAATGGTTCACAGGAGAGGAAGCAGTAGAAGCAGGCTTTTGTACCGCAGTAATGTTTACGGATGTGGATACAGAGGTAGAAAATGCGGAAAAGGTAATTGTAAATTCCGTACCTATCGGCTTGGAGAGATTCAGCACGATACCAAAAGGATTATTAGGCTACGCCAATAGCCATAATAATAACTATAAAACCAATGGAAAAAACAAGGAGGACAATAACATGACATTGGAAGAGTTTAAAAAGAACCACCCGGACGTAGCCAATGCGTATAAAACCGAGGTTTTGGCAGGAGCAAAAGACAACGCCGGAGCAGACACACAAGCAGCAGTAGATACAGAAAGGGCAAGAATCAAGGCGATTGATGAAATTACATTGCCGGGATTTGAGGATTTGGCAAACAAGGCAAAGTATGAAGAGCCTGTAAGTGCGGAAGCGTTTGCAATGCAGATTGTAGCAGCACAGAAAAAGACAGGACAGGCGTTTTTAAACGACCGTGAGGATGATGTAGATAAATCGGGAGTAAAAAACGTAACCCCAGCTTCTAACAATGGCGGACAGGGAGAAGATAAAGACCCGTTCGGAGATATTATCGACCAGATGTATCCGCAGACAAAATAACAGGAGGTAAAGAACAATGGCAGGAAAAGAGAAGTTAGAAAGTTATTCCCCTAAAATGGTACACGCCGGGGATTTTCCCGTTGTGACCGATTCGGGCACAGTAGCAAGCGGAGAAACAATTCACGAACTTATGCCTATCACATTAGGCACGGACGGAAAAATCAAGGCGGTAACAGCAGATACCGTAGCGGATGTATACGGTCTTGCAGCGGAAAACGCAGAAGAGGGAGAAGAGGTAGTGTATTACCTCACAGGCGAATTTTTCGGTAGTGCGATTGAAGTACCTGTAGGCAAGACGGCAGCAGACTTTAAAGCACCATTTAGAAAAATTGGTATTTTCCTCGTAGATACAGACAACGCAACAGCATAGAGAAAAGGAGAAAAATAAAAATGGCAAATATCAGCATTTACGACCCTAGAACAATGGGTAAACTTGTAGAGCGTATGCCTAAAGTGCAGACGTTCATTAAGTCTACTTTCTTCCGCAATGTCGAAACATTCGACACACAGAAGATTGATGTAGATTTTAAGAAAGGAAACAGACAGCTTGCACCATTCGTACATAAAAAGATTGGCGGTGTGACTATCGACAACGAGGGGTACGAAACAAACACCTACGAGCCACCACTTGTAGCACCAAACAAAATTACAACCGTTGACGATATTTTGAAGCGTACACCGGGCGAAAGTCTTTACGGCGGTAAATCCCCGAATCAGAGAGCAGTAGAGAAAATGCAGAGGGATTTTACAGAACTTGACGAAATGATTACACGCCGTGAGGAATGGATGTGCTGTCAGGCTTTATTCACAGGTAAAATTCCTATCCTCGACAAAGACGGAAAAGAATTACAGGCAGAAATTGATTTTCAGTTTACAAACAAATTGACATTAAGCGGTACTAATGCTTGGAATAAAAAGACAGGCGGTAAGATTAAGCAGTTAAAAGAGTGGAGAAAGCAGGTACAGAAGAAAGGCTTTGTAAACTGCAACGTATGTCTTATGGGTGCAGATGCCTTAGAAGCGTTCTTGGTAGACGAAGAGGTATTAAAGGTACTTGATACAAGACGTGTTGAAGCTGCCGTTATCGCCCCTAGGGAGTTACCGAATGGTGCTACCTATATCGGTACTATCCATGAACTTGCTATGGACATTTACACATACAACGAGTGGTACTTAGATAACTGGACAAACAAAGAACAGCCGGAGGACAAGCCTTTACTTCCTGCCAATGTTGTAGTTCTTCTTTCGACAGAAGCAAATTACTCAATGTATTACGGTGCTGTCGGAGTAACGGACGAAGCAGGTAAGACAATCGAGGTAGTAGAGGGGTCGAGAATCCCGGAACAGTGGGTAGAGCGTAGACCTCCTAGAAGATTCTTACAGTTAAATTCAGCACCTCTTTGCGTACCTCACGAAGTAGATTCTTGGTATGTTGCTACCGTCTGCTAAAGGCGGTGGCAGCCTATGAAGAATTTTAAGGAAATGCTTGATAAGGACCTGGACCGTACTTTTTACAATACGGAGGAATTTGCCGAATTGCAGAGAGTCCGCATTGACGGAATAGACAGGAATGTGCCTGTTATATTTGATTCGGATGCAGCAGAAGCACGCCGACAAATGTTATCCGGGGACCATGCACAGGGAATATACCAAAAGTTACTTGTAGTACGCATCCGATTATCCGACTTGGAAAAAGAACCAAGGCAGGGTATGAGAATGTGGATAGGCAACGAACTGTATAAAATATCCGAGGTTACAACAGAGTACAACGAACTTATTATTGAGTTGGTGGGGGAGGATGAATAAATGGTAGACATTGAAGTATCACAGGAAACCACCAACAGGCTACACGCCATTTTATCCGGCTTAGGAAAAGCGGACGAAAAAGTATTAAAGCCTGCCATGCAAAGAGGATTGACAGCAGGGCGGACGGCTTTTAATAAGCAGATTAAGAGCGTGTACTATGTAAGTCCGGCGGTTATATCGAGGTATTCACATATCGGGTATAAAAAGGTTGAAATGCGGAGTGACGGACTGATAGGGAGTATTGAGTACGCAGGTACGGTTATCCCACTTATTAAATACAATGTCACACCGCAGAAAGCAACATACGGTAAAACACCTGTAAAGGCAGCAGTAAAGCGGAGCGAAAGCCAAGTAGAACTAGCAAAATCATTTACCGCACAGATGCCAAACGGTCACATAGGAATATATGAGCGTAAGAGTGATTCAAGCTATCCGATTAAACAGCTATACGGTCCGTCTGTGCCAAGAATGGCGGAAAATGCCGTTGTAATAAAGACGGTTGAGGACAGAGTAAACGAAGTAATCAACAATCGTATGGAACATGAACTTGATAGAATTTTGAACGGAGGTAGTTGATGACAGCGGTTGACCTATTAAATGCACTTAAAGCCTATGCGGAAGATAAAGTAAAAGATATGCGGTTAATCGCAAGAGTGCCGGAGAATGGAACAGACCCCGGAGAGCGACCGCCGTTAGTTTTTATCGGGAACTTACCAAACAAGGAACAGGAAAAGAAAGCAGCACCCTACATACTTCTTAAATTGCTTACCAAAAAGGTAGATGATGAAGAGAATATATGCAGGGTGCGTATTATTTGCGTTACATTTTCGGAGGATAAAAACGAAAATTATATGCAATGCCTTAACCTTGTCACAAAGATAGAAACAAGCCTGTTAGAGGATGTGGTAATAGATGAACATTATTCCTGTCAGATGCCGATAGAAACAATTATCTATGATGAAAACATGGAATTGTACCAAGTCGGGGAACTTATGACAATTTGGGAGTTACCACAGATTCACAGGGATGTAAGACGTTATTTAGAGTAAAGGAGGTTGAAAAGTATGCCGAGAGCAAGCAAAACAGCCACAAAGGCGGAAGAAACAGAACAGGCGGTAAAATCTACGGCAGAAGCAGAAAAACCGCAGGAAACGGCAAATACGAACGCCACAGAGGAAAGATTTATCTATATCGGACCGACAACAAACACCGGGTTGGTAGAAAATACGATTTTTACAGGAAGCAGAAAAGCAGTTGAAAAGTATTTAGAACCGACTATTGAGAAGTTGCCACAGGTAAGATTGCTTATTGTGGCAACGGAGAGCCTTGCAGTAAGCAAAGCAAAAGTAAAGACAGGCGGAACACTATTGAATAAATACTACAATGATGTTTTAAGCCTTATGAGAAAACCAAAGGAGGATTAAGGTAAATGAGCAATTACTATCATGGAGCGAAAGCAAGTAAACAGGCTACAAGCGTTTCAACACCTGTTGTTGCAGACAGCAGTATACACCTCATTGTAGGTACTGCCCCGGTACATACAGTAGGCGGAAAAGTAAACGAACCTGTATATGCTTCCAATTATGCGGAAGCGGTGGCAGCAATGGGATATAGTGACGAATGGGATAAATACGATATTTGTGAGGAAATCTATTCATCATTTAAGCTGTATTCCAATGGACCTATTATTATGGTTAATGTCCTTGACCCTGCAAAGCACCTTAAAGGAGCAGAAACAGTAGAAAAGACATTAGCCGGAGGAATTACAGAGTTACCGTATGAAGCAGTAAGCGATACGGTAGAGGCAAAGGGATATGACGGCGAGGATTCACTTACAGAAACATACACAAGGGGCGAAGATTACGACCTTTTTTATACAGACGGAGTATTAAGATTGGAGCGTATCGAAAGCGGAAAAATCAAAGCGGACAACGCAAGACTTAATATTAAGTTTAATTCTGTTGACCCTAGTAAGGTTACAAAAAAGGAAATTATCGGAGGATATGACACAAACACCAATAAATCAAGTGGCTTTGAGTTAGTAGATTCCGTATATCCTAAGTACGGCGTTATCCCTACACTCTTTCTTGCACCGAATTTTTCTACAGATTCGGAGGTAGCTGCAATTATGGCAGCAAAGGCGGAGAACATCAACGGATTATTTACAGGAAAAGCAATCATTGATGCGGATACAAATACAGTAAAGGCATATTCAGATGTTCCGGCATGGAAGAATAATAACAATATCACACAGCCGTCACAGCTTGTTACATGGCCCAAGTATACACTTGGCGGTAAAATTTACCATTCATCAGTACATCAGGCGGGCGTTATGTCAAAGACAGATGCAACAGAGGATTTAGGCGGAGGTTCGCCGTGCGAATCCGCAAGTAACAAGACTATTCAGATTGACGGAATGGCACTTGCGGACGGCACGGAGGTACTTTTAGACCTTGTAAAGACAAACTACCTCAACTCAAACGGAATTATCACGGCATTAAACCTTACAGGAAGTTTTGTATCTTGGGGTAATGAAACAGCTTGCTACCCGGCAAACACAGATGTTACGGATTACTTCTATTGTGTAAGCCGTATGTTTAGTTGGGTGGCAAATTCCGTTATTCTCTCAATGTGGAGCAAAGTTGATAAGAAGTTGAATAAACGCCTTATCGAATCCGTAACACAGAGTATTAACATTTGGCTTAACGGCTTAATGGCAGAAGAGAAGATATTGGGCGGTCGTGTTGAGTTCTTGGAGGAAGAAAACACCACAACGGACTTATTGGCAGGTAAGGCAAAATTCCATATCTACCTTACACCGCCAAGTCCTGCAAAGGAACTTGATTTTGTATTAGAGTATGACGTAAGTTATCTCGAAAACATTTTTGCATAGGAGGTAAAACAGGATGCCAAAGATTGACGAAACAGTAATCGGGTTTGCGGTGTACGAAGATGCAACGGAATATATCGGAATCTCCGAAGTAACCTTACCCGAAATTTCAAATATTACCGAGGAAATCAGCGGGGCCGGCATTGGCGGTAAAATCGAATCTGTAATTTTAGGTGCGATTGAAGCAATGAGCCTTACCCTCAATTTCAGAACGGTAACAAACAATGCGATTAAATTACATGAGCCTAGACAGCACAATATTGATTTAAGAGCAGCACAGCAGCAGAAAGATACCGTAAAGGGTACTACAGAGGTTGTATCAGTAAAACATATTCTTGTAGTAACCCCGAAGAAACTTAACCCCGGAAAAGTTGCCACGGCAGCGGCAGCGGAGGTAAGTGGAGAGTATGCAGTAAGTTATTATGCTACATACATCAACGGCAAGAAAAAGTTGGAGATTGACCCGCTTAATTATATCTACTATGTAAACGGAAAAGATTACTTGGCGGATGTAAGAAAGGCACTTGGAAAATAAGCACGGGAAACCGTGCTTTTCCTGTATTTAATAGAAAATTGGAGGATTAAACGCGATGGAAGATGTAAAGCAGACGGCAGCAGTAGAAGAAAAGAAAGTAAATGTGACCGAATCGGACACAGACGGATTAAATTATACCCATGTATTTAAGAACCCCTTTGAGTTTGAGGGAAAGACATACGATAAGTTGACTTTTGATTTTGAGGGTCTTTTAGGTTCGGATATGATTGCCGTTGAAAATGAAATGGCAGCAGTTGGCGAGTATGTATTATCACCGGAAATTTCAACGTCTTTCCTGTCGAAAATGGCAGCGAGAGCAGCAGGCGTAGGAAGTGACCTTATCGAGCATTTACCTATCCGTGATTTTGGAAAAATTAAGAATAAGAGCAGGGATTTTTTAGTAACAACAGGCTTAACGGATTAAACCCCGGAACTTGGGTAAGAGAAAATGCACTTTTACTTTCAAGACAGACACACACAGGGGTTGATTATTGGGTAAGCCTTACAATCCGGGATTTAAGAGGGTGGATACGAAGCCTTAACGGATTGATAGAAAAAGAAAAAGCACAACAACAGAACACCCAATAGCATATCCGCCCTTGAAATACAGGGCGGATTTTAACAAAGAAAATAATCATAATTTACATAGATTCAGCACTTGCACAGGCAGGTGCTTTTATTATGCCCGAAAGGAGGTAAAGGCGTGGCGAGTGCAAGACAATTTCAATTTTTCTTTCAATTAACCGCAGCCTTGGGGCCGAACTTCTCTAAGACCTTTAAGACAGCAAACAGCACTATGACCCTTTTGGGCGATAATCTGAAAGAGGTTAGAAATAAGTTAAAGGATGTATCAGCTTACGAGAAACAGCAGACAGCGGTAGAGAGAAGCAAGCAGAGAGTTACAGACCTTGAAAAAGAGCATGAAAGGTTACAGGCGGAGTATGATGCAACAGGCGGAGAATCCGAAAAACTTAAAAAGAAATTAGAAGCCAACACGGAAGCATTGGCAAAGGCGAGAGATAAGGCAGCAGACGAAACGGAAAAGCTACAGGAAATGGGGCAGGCACTCCAAGAAGCGGGCGTAAATACAGATAACCTTGCCAAGAACACGGAGGAATTACAAAAGCAATACGACAGGTTGCAAAAATCACAGGAGAAAGTTGCAGCCATTAACGAAAAAATAGATAAGAATAACGCAGCGATAGCACAAACAAAGTCACAGTTGACAGGAACAATAGGAGCAATCGCAGCAGTGGGAACGGCGATATATGCCGGGCCGGTTAAAAAGGCTGCCGAATTTCAAGAGCAGATGTCGGGAGTAAAGGCAATATCGGGAGCAACAACCGAGGAAATCGCCCAACTTTCAAACAAAGCTAAAGAAATGGGAGCATCAACAAAGTTTACCGCAACAGAAGCCGGACAGGCTATGGAATATATGGCTATGGCAGGTTGGAAAACCGAGGATATGTTAGGCGGTATCGAGGGTATCATGAACCTTGCGGCAGCTTCCGGGGAAGATTTGGCAAGTGTATCTGATATTGTAACGGATGCCTTAACAGCCTTTGGGTTGAGTGCATCAGATGCCGGGCATTTTTCGGACGTATTGGCACAGGCATCAAGCAATGCAAATACCAATGTAGGCATGATGGGGTCAACGTTCCAAAAGGTCGCACCTGTAGCCGGAGCATTAGGGTATAGCGTAGAGGATATGTCTTTAGGCATTGGTCTTATGGCAAATGCAAGTATTAAGGCGGAGGTCGCAGGTACAAGTTTAAAGACGGCATTAGCCAATATGGCGAAGCCGACAGATGCACAAGCGGCAGCAATGGAGAAATACGGCATAAGCCTTACAAATGCAGACGGCTCTATGAAGAGTTTCGGGGATGTAGTAAAGAACCTCCGAAGCAGTTTAGGCGGATTGTCCGAAGCGGAACAGGTGGCAGCAGCAACAACGATTTTCGGAAAAGAAAGTTTTGCGGGTATGCTTGCTATTGTAAACGCATCAGAAGCCGATTTTAATAAACTTACAGATGCGGTATATAACTGTGACGGTGCAGCTAAACAAATGGCAGAAACCAAGTTGGATAACCTTAACGGAAGTATCACATTGGCACAATCTGCCTTTGATGCTTTACAGGTGGAACTTGGAGAGTTGTTATTGCCGACCCTTACAGAGGGCGTAAAGAAATTTACGGAAATAGTAAACGCAGTAACAAATTTTGTGAGAGAGAATCCACAGGCAACAAAAACCATTGCCAAAGTTGCGGTTGCATTAGCAGGGTTAAAAGTCGGAGGACTTGCAGCAAAGCTAGGTTTCCTTGAAGTAAAAGGCGGAATACTCAATGTTCAAAAAGCCTTTGAAATAATCAAGGGAATTGGAATGAATAAGTACCTACAAAGCCTTACAGGCGGATTTTTGAATTTTAAGAATATCGGTAGCGGTATTCTTGGATACTTCACAAGCGTAAAGAACGCAGCCGGGGGCGTAAGTAGTGCTTTAGGCGGTGTATTAAGCAATAGCACCTTGTTTACAAAAATCGGCGGTGTATTCAGCAGTTTAGGCGGAAAAATCGGCGGTACGGTAACAGGTGCAGGCTCAAAGCTACTTAACCTGTTTTTGACACCATTTACAAGAATGGGTGGCAGGCTTGGCGGTATCCTATCGGGATTAGGCGGTATTGTTGCAAATTCGCCGTTAGGTAAGGTTGGCAATCTTATAGGGGCAGGATTCGGAAAAATAACGAAGTTTATAGCACCTGTAGGAAATGCTATAAAAACAATGCTTGGACCGTTGGGAAACTTGGCAAGCTCTATTTTCGGTCCGCTTGGTGGAGTAGTAGGAAAGATATTACCGATTGTCGGAGTAATCACAACGATTATTACCGTTATCCAGTTAGTTAAGAACCACTTACAGGAAATCAGAGCATTTATAGAAAAAACATTCGGAAGTGAAGCGTTGGCAATCTTTGATAAGATTGTGGCGGTTATAACGAGTGTCGGAGATACCATTAAAAATATTTTCTCTGATAGCAATATCGGAGAAGCAAGAAACAAAATACAAGAGATATTCGGGGATAAGGGCGTACAGGTATTTGATACGCTTGTAAATATCCTTGGAAAAGTAAAAACGGCAGTATCAGACGTAATAGCATTTGTGACAACTTATGTAGTTCCTGTGGCAGAACAGGTATTACAGGTAATTATAAATGATGTTGTACCGGGTATCGTAAGTTTCATACAGGCAGCAGCACCTACGATAATGTCAATAATTCAAAGCATAGTTGATTTTGTCGGGGCAGTAATTCCAATTATTGCGAATTTTATAGCCGGATTGATGCCGATTATATCGGAACTTATCTCGTTTTTACAGACTTATGTATTACCGATTATATCGGAATTATTCAGTTTTATAACATCAACAGTATTGCCTACCATATCAAGCATGATACAGGCAATTTTACCTGTTGTTACCAATGTCTTATCTGTATTGCTTCCGGCGATTCAGACGGCATTAACGACAATTTGGAACATAGTAGCACCTATCATACAGGGGATTTTACAGGTGGTACAGGCAGTAATGCCCGTAATTTTATCGGTGGTTCAATCTGTATTAGGTTCAGTACAAGGAATTATACAAAATTTAATGACCGTGCTACAGGGGATTATCTCATTTGTGACAGGCGTATTTACAGGAAATTGGTCGCAGGCTTGGAACGGCATTAAATCTATCTTTTCGGGAGCGGTCGGAGGACTTGGCGAAATAATAAAAGCACCATTACGAGCCGTTGTATCGGCAGTCAATACCGTAATTGGTGGACTTAATAAGTTGAAAGTGCCGGATTGGGTTCCCGGAATTGGCGGAAAAGGAATTAACATACCTAAGATACCGGGATTTGCAAAAGGTACGGACAGAACACCGGGTACATTCATAGCCGGAGAGAATGGACCAGAGTTAATTACAAACGCTGCTAACAGAAAGGTATTTACGGCAGCACAGACAGGACAGATATTTAACAATATCTCACAGGCACAGACGGCAGATAATGTATCTGCAAGAATGGGCGGGGCCGGCACAATCGTTATAAATGTTCAAAATTCGCCGAGCGTTGTAGTAAACGGCAACGGCGAAGCAAATAACATTAAGCAGCAGTTAGAACAGTATGACGAAGCATTTTTGGAAAAGCTACGAGCAATCATTGTAGCAATTCTGAAAGAACAAAAAGAACAGGAGGACAGGGTAGTATATGCTTAATAATACTTACACAACAGTATCCGGGGATACTTGGGATATTGTGGCTTACAAAGCATACGGAAATGAAATGTATATGGATACTCTTATTAAAGCGAATATTGAGCATAAAGATACCTACATCTTTCCGGCAGGGGTTGTATTGACCTTGCCGGAAATTGAATTGACGGTATCGGAATCCCTGCCACCGTGGAAACAGGGGGTAACGGTAAGTGAGTAATAAAAACTACGCAAGGCGTACCGTGATAAAACTGTATTTTAAAGGTGCAGATATATCTAAAGAGTTATCCAAGTATCTGTTATCCCTGTCCTACACGGACAAAGAAGAGGACGAAACAGACGATATAAGCATATCCCTAGACGATAGGGAGGGCAAATGGATAAAAGATTGGCTCAATACAAGCAAAGCAGTAAGAACCAAGACGGAAACGGTCACTACAGGAGGCGGAGAGATAAAAGTAGGTGCTATTGTAAAGTTCAAAGGCGGACCGGTATATATATCCTCTATGGCAGCAGAACCAACAGTAAACAGGGGTGCAAGCACCTGTAAATGCACAATAGCGAATCACAACGCACACCCGTATCACTTAATATCACAAGACGGACAAAGGGTATACGGTTGGTGCAATGCTTCAGATGTTGAGGGCGGAACACCGATAACAACAACTAAAACAACCGTAATAAAAGAAAAGAAAGCATTTAAAGGCACGGAGATACACGCCATTGTAATACAGAAAAATCCGTATTCAGACGGAAAAGATAAGGTATTGGATTGCGGAAAGTTTGAAATTGACAGCGTAAGTTATCAAGGACCACCGCAAAAGCTGACTATAAAAGCTACATCAATACCATATAGCACAAAGTTAAGACAGGAAAAGAAATCTAAGACTTGGGAAAATACCAATCTTAAAAATATAGCAGAAAAGATAGGAAAGGGTAACAGCATGAAAGTAATGTATCTTTCAAGCCACAACCCGAGTTACAAGAGAAAGGAACAGGTAAACACAGCAGATATAGTCTTTCTAAAAAAACTATGCAAGAATGCAGGCATTTCCTTAAAGATTACATCAAAAACAATAGTCCTTTTTGACGAGGTGGATTACGAGGGTAAGGCATCCGTAAAAAAGATTAAAGCAGGAAAAGGAAATATATTAAGCTACAGTTTTTCGACTAAGACGGCGGATACATCATATTCAAAATGCCATGTATCATACACAGACCCCGACACAAAGAAAACTATTGAAGCTACATACACAGCACCGGGAGCAGACCCAGACGGACAGACATACGAATTTAAACATAAAGTATCAAGCGAAGCGGAAGCCTTGGAGTTGGCAAAGTGCCAATTAAGACAGAGAAACAAAGGCGAAACCACGGCAGAATTTACTTTAGTCGGGGATGTGGATTATGTAGCAGGAATTACCGTTACTGTTTACGGATACGGAGAATTTGACGGTAAATACATAGTCGAGCAGGCACAGCACAGCTTGACAGGCGGATACAAGGTACAGATTAAATTGCGTAGCGTATTGGAGGGTTATTAAATGGCAGGATTCGGGAATACAGACATACAGGAATTGAAAGACATTGTAAGAATAGGACAGGTAAGTAAGGTTAATTCCGGGAATATGACAGCAAGGGTAAAGATTCCGGACCAGGGAATAGTAACAGGAGATTTAAGGATTGTGAAGCGAACGCCAACCGTGGAATGTAAAACAGGATGTGATATTAAAATAAAACCTTGGATTCCAACCGTAGGGCAATGGGTATTGTGCATATTCAAGCCGGACGGAGAGGGGGATGGATTTATTATAGGAGGTATCTAATGGCAGAGATTGGAACACTTGGCGATATTGTCTTTAAAGTATCAGCAAACAAGGTAAAAACCTTTGACGATTTGAAGATAGACAGCAAAACCAATTACGCAAAACATACAAGGCATTTAAAAAAGCCGTTATTAGAGTTTCAGTACAATGATACAGACACGGCAAGCCTTACTATTTACCTATCTGCATTTCTTGGGGTAAATCCTAAGAGTATGCAGGACAAGATAGATAAGTACAGGAAAAAGGGGAAAATCCTTACGCTTATAATCGGAGGTACGAAGTACGGTAGCCAATGGGTTATCACAGGACACACAAAGGATTATGAGAGGTTCGATAAACAAGGAAATTTGTTGATTGCAAAAAGCACCTTATCGCTTGAACAGTACGCAAAGAGGTAGAAAGGTAGGCGAAAATGAGTTTTACAATAGACACGACACAGGAACAGCCTATAAACCTTGCACCCAAAACATTATACGAGGAAGTGATACAAAATGTTTGGTTTTTGCTGTCCTCGATAGAATATGATATACCCCTTAATCGTGAATTTGGGTTAAATGCAGCTTATATAGACAAGCCGATTACAACGGCTACGGCACTTGCAACGGCGGACATTTACGACAAAATCGGAGAATACGAGCCGAGAGCAGAGATTGTAAGTGTAGAGTTTACGGCAGATTACGAAAGGGGAATATTAAAACCTAAAGTGGAGGTAGAAGTTAATGGCGAATACGACGAATACGACGAGGAATATACCGAGTGAGTTACCCGAGGTTGAGTTTGTAGATACCAACACGGAAGCACTTGTAAATAAGCTGATAGCAGGATATGAGGAAATCACAGGGAGAACCTTATACCCTGCTGACCCTGTAAGAGCATTTATCCTGTGGCTTGCAAGTGTAATCATACAGGAAAGGGTAAATATCAACGAATCGGCAAAACAGAACTTACCGAGATATGCAACAGGGCAGAACTTGGATTCATTAAGCGAGATATTCCACAATACATACAGACTACAGCCTACGGCAGCGAGGACAACGCTTGGATTCAGCATTACAACAGCACTTGATAAAGAGTATGTGATAACGGATGAAATAGAGGTAACGGTAGACGGATATATTAACTTTGTAACAACAGGATATTTAACATTTCCGGCAGGGCAGACATACGCAGAGGTAGAAGCAGTATGCACCACATTAGGAGAGGACGGAAATGGCTTTACACCCGGACAGGTAAGCAAACTTGTTACAGAAGAATTTTTATACTTTAAGGAAGTGACGAACACGACAGAAACAGCCGGAGGAAGTGGAGAAGAAAGCGACACGGCATATTACAACCGTATGAGAGAATCAGAGGAAAGTTACACAACAGCCGGACCGAGAGGTAGTTACACATACCACGCCAAGGCGGTATCCTCACAAATAAGTGATGTATCCGCAGAAAGCCCGGAGGACGGAGTAGCGGACATAAGAATTATGCTATATGGCGGAGAATTGCCGAGTGAGGAACTTATAAAAGAGGTACGGGAGCATTTAAGTGCCGACAGTATAAGACCAATGACAGACAAGGTAATAGTTGCAGCACCGACAACGGTTGATTTTGACATTGAAGCAACTTATTACATACCAAAAGACAAAGAAGCAAGCACCAAGGAAATCAAAAGGGCGGTTGATTTGGCGGTGGAAAGCTACGAATTATGGCAGACCTCAAAAATGGGGCGGGATATTAACCCGTCCTATTTTAATGCCATTCTTATGGATTCGGGCATTAAGAGGATAGAGATTACAAAGCCTGTATTTACGAAAATACCAAAAGGAAGCGTTGCGGTATTGAAAAAATGCACCGTGACATTCGGAGGGGTAGAGGATGAATAACTTAAAAGATGCGGATTTTTATGCTACATTTCCGCCCGCCCTAAAAAAAGATGAAAAAATGGTTGCGTTAGGTCGGCTCATAGCGGACGAACTACACCAAACAGTAGAGCAGACAAAAAAGAATATCATATACGCAAATATAAATGAGTTGCCGGAAACATGGCTTGATGTATTAGCGTATGACCTCCATGTAGATTGGTATGATTACGATTATCCGATAGAAGCGAAAAGAGCGATTATCCGGGATAGTGTGCGAGTGCATCAGAAATTAGGTACAAAGGCAGCCGTAGAAATGGCATTAGGAGGGTTGCACCCTAAAAGCGAGATAGAGGAATGGTTTGATTACGGAGGAAAGCCGTACAGATTCCGTATTGTACTTGATACGACAGAATCGAGGGTTGCAGCAGACTATGACGAGATTATAAAGACGGTTGATATATACAAGCGTTTAACGGCTCATTTAGATGGTCTTTATTATCAAGGGTCTATTACTGTGGTAGTGATGCCTAAAACGGAATTTTGGCTATATTCCGTGCCTATGACAGGACAATTAAAGACAGGTACAGAACCGCACAGAAATACGGTTGGTGCGGTCGAAGATGCGGTTATAGATGTAATGACACAGGCGGTAGGGTATACGGCAGAATTTACACCGACAGGAACGAAGCCGGACAGGAATATTACATTTGCAACAAAGGATACCGAGATTGTGACCGAATCGGACACAACAGGATACCAATATACGAGCAATCAGACAGGACAGGCGAAAGCCGGAACGATACCGCAGAGGAACACGGCAGGAGGTGTAGCACAGGAGGGAATAACCGCACAGACTACAGGACAGGCGTATAAGTTTGATTCAGACTTTACAGGAACAAAGCCGGATAGAAATATACAGTATCAAACAGCAGATATGGCAGCAGTTGAAACAACAGAAACGCAAGCCTATCTATTTGAAAGCATCTTTACAGGAACAGCACCCGACAGGGCGGTAATTGTAAAGAGCAGAGATATACAGGCGGTAGCAGATACCGAAACAGAACAATACCCTTATGAAACGGATATGACAGGAGAAAAGAAAACAGGCACAGAACCTTACACAAACACAAAACCGGGAATATCTGATAAGGGAATGGCAACTACGGCAGAAACCGAAAGCTATCAATACGAAGTGAAGCGTTGCGGTAAGAATCGGTTATAGCAAATAAAAGTAAAGGAGAGTAAAGAAATGCTGACAGAAAGAGCCTTAGAGAGTTTCAAGCAGTTTGTAGAAACCAACATTGCTTACGCTATGGTCGAGTATGGCGGTACTATGCACAAGGCAAAAATCTTAACAAGAGAACGCCTAAAAGACGGCAGGGTAGCGTTGAGTATTTCCATTACCCCGGAAGTATCGGGGACCACAACAATTACGAAAATTCAGTTGTACGATACGGCTAGTAAGTTGTGGGCGGAAAAGAGCGAAGCAATCAAGTTAAAAGGTACACAGCAGGGCGTGTTGTACCGATTCAGTTTTAATTTTAAGGAGGAATAGAGCAAATGGGATTATTTAAGATTTGGAAAGACCATGTAACGCAGTATTCCAACCGCTACAGGGAAGTGCAGAACGCAGACGGAACTATTACACACGAAGCCGTAGAGGGCGAAGTAGTGCAGGAGGGAACACCGCAGAACGCACAGAACTTTAACGATTTGGAAGAGAGGGTATTATCTGCTGGGTTAATCGGAAACCTTGCAATGCTCAAACTTGGTGCAGCAGAAAGCAGGATTAAGGGATTACAGGGAGAAATTGTAGAAGCAACCCTTACCAATACAAAATCATACCCTTTTAACAATTCCCAAAAGACCCTTGCACTTGCTACGCCAAGGGGCAATTTGGACTATACCGTAAATGTTGAAGCGGAAGCAAAGGACGCAGGAGGTGTAGGAGAAATCCATATTACGGATAAGCAGTTAAACGGATTCAAGATTGAATATACCGGGGCCGCCAAGGAAGTAACGGTAAAATGCACAGTACAGGGAGGTTACGCATAATGGCAAATGTAATTATCAAAAGTGATGAAAGAAAGGCAAATACGGCAGCAGTATTACAGGCTTACGGAGTAAGAGGTAATGCCACAGCATCACAGAGAGAAGCAGCAGAACACATTGCGGTGCGTTCACAGGAAGCCTACGCAGAATTAAGAAGAATGGGAGGTAACAGATAATGGCAGCAGCAAAGATTATTGTAGTTGAGAAAAACGAGGGCGAGAAAATCGCCTATGACGTATCCACGACAAAAATTATTTTCGGGGATGATGATTTAATGGTAAACATCAAGAACCGAGAGCGTGACGAAGAGGTAACGCTTGATATTTGCAAGGATACACAGGACGGCTTAACCGTTGGCGTGAATACCGAAGCAAGGGAGTATGTGGCACAGGTCATTATCCCGGCAAGGGAATATGAGATTGTGGATACAGGAGAAAAGGACGAGGACGGAAAGGCGATTACAAAGCGTGAACCTGTACCGTTCGACATGAAGAAATGTACGCTTGTATTATGGGCGTTAATTTAATTTTAAGGAGGATAAAATACAATGGCAAACTTTGACGATTTACAGGGTGCAGTAGCACAGTTTGGTGCAAACAACAAGGTAATTTTTGATGATACCGGGATGCCTAGCATTATGGTAGCAGTACCAAAGGCAAAGTATAGTGATGTAATCACAGGCGGAACAGATGAAACATTACCGTTTTGGATTATGGACGGAGAGGAAAAGAGCGTAATTTATGTGTCTAAGTTCCTCAATATTGTAGAAAATGACCGTGCATATTCTTTAGGCGGATACCTGCCTAGAAACTATATCAACTTTGACCAGTCTGTAGCAGCTTGCAAAAAGAAAGGTGCAGGTTGGCACTTAAATCAGACAGGAGTATTTGCGTACCTTAACCTGTTATCACAGAAAATGAGTACCGTACCACACGGAAACACAAACTACGGCAAGGATTATTACCACCCTTACGAGAGGGGAACAATGCCACAGGGAGAAACACAGAGAACACTTACGGGAAGCGGACAGCCTACATGGTATCACAATCACGATATGTCGGGAATTGCAGACATTAACGGAAACCTTTGGGAGTGGACCGGCGGATTACGCCTTATGAATGGAGAAATTCAGATTATTCCTTACGGTAACTCTATGAAACTTGATTGCGATATGTCGGCATCAAGCACTCTTTGGAAAGCGATTAAACCGGACGGAACTTTAGTAGAACCGGGAACAGCAGGCACATTAAAAATCGACCGTACAAGTGCGAGTGATGCAACATTGCGTATCAATACAAGCGTTACCACACAGACAACAGACAGCAATGATACATCAGAGGTATTTAAGAATGTAAAGGCAGTTTCCGGGGTAGCAATCCCTAAGTTACTCGTTGCACTTGGATTATTCCCGGACAGTGGTGTAACAGGATATGGCAACGACAGATTTTGGGCGAGAAACAACGGCGAAAGGTTGCCTGTCCGTGGGTCGGCGTTCCACAATGCTTCCAGTTCGGGTCCGTCCGCTCTCAACTTGCATAACCCTCGTTCCGGCTCGGGCGGCGTCGTTGGTTTCCGCTCCGCTTTTGTTGAGTAACTGCAAACTGAACACTGAAAAACTGATAGGGCGTGCGATAGCACGCCCTTTATAGCAAATACATTACAGTTAGGCGGTTGCAAAAGTGGAAGAGATACAACAGGAAGAAAAGAAGCATAACGGAAACGATATTTTTCATATCAAGGAAAAGATTTATGAAATGATATTGTACGGCAACCCTCAATTAAAGGACTTTCCGAAAACGGAAAGGTATGTACTTGCAGGCGATATAAGAAAGACAATGTATACAATGTTGGGAATGGCGGTACGGCTTGAAAAGAAGTACCACAAGAAAACGACATTGCAAGATTTGGATATTGAAGTTGATGTATTAAGAAATCTGCTAAGACTTGCCAAAGACCCGGACCTATACCCGAAACAAAAGCCTTGTTTAGATTTTCACACTTGGGAAGTGTGGATGCGTAAGGTAGATGAAATCGGTCGAATGATAGGCGGTTATACGGAATGGGTCAACGGCAGGGAAAAGCAGAAATAAAAATACATAGGGAAATAATCACAAAGTTACGGTGGTTGCCTATCCGTGGGTCGGCGTTCAACAATACTTCCAATTCGGGTCCGTCCGCTCTCAACTTGAATAACCCTCGTTCCAACTCGAACGACAACATTGGTTTCCGCTCCGCTCTGCCCCTATGTCAAGAAGCCTTATGGTTACGACCGTAAGGACAGTACAAACAGGGTTAAAGGGGTTATTTTCCGTTCCTGTAGGCAGGAAAAAGATTGAATTGCCGTAAAGACAGTTAGTAAGCATAAGCCGAAAAGAAATATATTTGTCACGTCCGAAAGGGTTAAAAACTGATTAGGTTTGTACGGCACAAATTTACAAGAGGTATGCAATGCAAAGCATAAAGAACATATACGAAAAGATTTATGATTTTGAAAATTTACATAAGGCTTGGGAGGAAGCGAGAAAAGGAAAGAGGTACAGGGATGATGTATTGATTTTCAACCGCAACTACGAAGAGCAGTTAATAAATATTCAGAATCACTTGATTTACGAAACATACGAGGTAGGGAAATATCATACCTTTTATGTTTACGAGCCAAAGAAAAGGCTCATTATGTCCTTACCATTTAAGGACAGGATAGTACAATGGGCGATTTACAGGCAGTTATTTCCGCTGTACGAAAAGACATTTATCTTTGATTCCTACGCCTGTCGCAAGGGTAAGGGAACACATAAAGCAGCCGACAGGTTACAGTATTGGTTAAGGCAGACCGAAAGGAAACCGGAACGGTACTATTATCTGAAAATGGATATATCAAAGTATTTCTACAGGGTAGACCACGATATTTTATTAAAGATTTTAGCACGCAGGATTAAAGACCAACGATTGCTCAACCTGTTGGAAAAGATTATAAATTGCGAATCTATGAATTTTGGATTACCGCCCGGGAAAGAGCCGGACGAAGTGGAGGTATCGGACAGGCTAGGCAATAAAGGGATGCCGATAGGCAACCTTACCTCACAGATGTTTGCAAACATTTACCTTAATGAGGTAGACCAATACGCAAAGCATGAGTTGGGATTGCATTACTACATCCGATATATGGATGATATTATCATACTCCACCACGACAAAAAGTATTTGGCAGAGGTCAAGGAGTTGTTAAGAGCGTTCTTATCGGACGAATTAAGATTAGATTTGAACAATAAAACAGCTATCAGACCGTGCAGCATGGGAGTTGATTTTGTAGGCTTTAGAATATGGTCTACGCACCGCAGATTAAAGAAGAAAACGGCGGTAAAAATCAAGCGTAATCTTAAAAATCAGATTGCAAAGGTAAAGGCAGGAGAAGAAAGAAAAGACAGGTTGGACCGTTCGGTAGCTTCATACCGTGGTATCCTGTCGCATTTTGATAGTTACGGACTTAGGCAGAGCCTTAACACCCTGTTTAAGGAAAACGGTATGGTGGAAAAGAAAGAAGAGGTAAGCGGATGCACAGGAAAATGCGATAACTGCCCGAACTATGCAGAAAGTTATTTTTGCGGATTTGCTACGCCATATTGCAAACTGCAAGGAAAGGAAATTACACACAATGTATATTGATTCAGCAGCAATTATAACTATTGCAAGCGTATTAGGGGCATTAACTGCCATTGGTGCGGTTGCATACAAGATTATCAAATGGTTTCAGGCACAACAGAAACAGACAGCCGATATTGAGGACTTAAAGAAGCAGGAGAAAGAGGACATAAAGGCAATGGAAGATGAATTATGCTTACTCACTTATGCGGTATTGGCGTGTCTGAAAGGACTTAAAGAACAGGGGTGTAACGGACCGGTCACAGAAGCCATAGGAAAGATTGAAAAACATATCAATCAAAAGGCACACGGACAGGAAACATAGGAGGAAAAACAGAATATGAAATATCTTATTTGCGGAATCCTTGGCATTGCTATAGGATTCTTTGTTTTTTATTTGCTTTTTAGGATTGCGAACAAAGACAAGTTAAGCAGAAAGCTACAGGACGGAAGTAAAAAGAAACTTCCAAAGCCGAACTTTACAAAACTTGTATTGGTCGCAGTCCTTTTCACTTACTTTGTGGGCCTGTATATCGGTATCAAAGTAACACTTATCGACTATTCACAATTCGGGGTGCTTGCCACATACATAGCAACCCCGACCACTACAGTAATTGCCTTGTATTGTTGGAAAGCCAAGGCAGAAAACATTATCAAAATCAAAAAGGGATACCCGGAGGAAACAAAGGATATTTCTGTTGATTTAAACAACATCAATATTTAAGGAGGTACGGCGTTATGGGAAAAACAATAACAGCCGGATTTATCGGCGATACAATTAACGGTATCGGGATAAATTCAAGTATCAAATGTAACAACGACAATCTGAACAACAACACAAGCCGAAGCGTATCTTATGTGGTAATGCACTATACGGGCAATTCAAAAGATACGGCAAAGGCAAATGCAAATTATTTCGGCGGTGCGGGGCGTAATGCTTCCGCTCATTTTTTTGTAGATGATGCGGAAATTTACCAAAGCGTAGAGTTGAGGGACACCGCTTGGCATTGCGGGGCAAAGTCCTATAAACACGGCTCTTGCAGAAATGCAAACAGCGTAGGCATTGAAATGTGTTGCACTGCCGGAAACTACAGAATTTCAGACAGGACAAAAGAAAATGCTGCATACCTTTGTGCATTTCTCTGTAAAATGCTTGGAATTGGTGCAAGTGGCGTTGATTCCTATGTATTACGCCATTATGACGTAACAGGAAAGAATTGTCCGGCTCAAATGGTAAGTAACCCTACAGAATGGCAGGAGTTCAAAAACAAGGTTAAGGGCATCTTAGGCGGTTCGGCATCCGCAGGAGGACAGCAGCATACCGCACAGCCGACAACGGACAATGTAGCAAGCTACAGAGTGAAGATTACCGCAGACGTATTAAATGTGCGTGTTGGTCCCGGAACTGATTACGGAGTAGCCACACAGGTAAAACAGGGAGAAGTATACACAATCGTAGGCGAAGTAAGAAACGGTAGCACCACTTGGGGCAAATTAAAGAGCGGTGCGGGGTATATAAGCCTTGGATATACGGAGAAATTAGCAGGAACAACAGCAAATACTCCACAGGATACAAGCTACAGGGTAAAAATCAATACCGCCGTTCTGAATGTCCGAAAGGGTCCCGGAACGAATTACCCGGTAACAACACAGGTAAAACAGGGCGAAGTATATACAATCGTTGGAGAGGAAAAGAACGGTAGCACCACTTGGGGCAGATTAAAGAGCGGTGCAGGGTATATAAGCCTTGGATATACACAGAGAGCGTAGGAGGTGCACTATGGCAGTAACGGCAGCACAGGTAAAAAAGGTTGTTAAGGTTGCAAGCGGTATTATCTACTCACAGGAGGGTAATTACGGAAGCGTAAACAGAAACGACAACAACCACGGAATGAGCATAGGTAAGTGCCAATGGAACGCATATTGGGGCAGGGCATTGCCACTTTTAAAATCCATTGTTGAAAAGGACCAGGAACAGGCAAAGGAGATATTAGGGGATGCCCTGTATACAGAGATTGCCGGAAGTAGTGCGGATGCGTGGAACAGACAGGAGAGAGAAGCAACCGAAGAGGAAGCTAAGGCAATATCAAAGCTACTGACAACCAAGGACGGAAAGGAAACACAGGACGATTTAGCGGATGCAGATATTACAGGATATGTAAAGAACGGCGTAAAAATCGGCTTGGTGTCCTTAAAAGCACTTGCCTATTTTGCAGACTTGGAAAACCAAGGCGGTAGCGGTGCAAGCTCACGCATTGCCAAGACGGCAGCAGAAGCCACAGGAGGGGCGGAAAAGGTAGGACTTGAAGAAATACACGCCTACGCTCTAAAAGATGCCACAATGGGGCAATATGAAAGCCGTAGAAGCAAAGTATACGAAGCAGTAAAGGAAAGCAATTTAGCGGATGTATCAAATACCAAGACGGAAGAGAAACAGAATATACCGCAGAAGCCACAGGAAACGCCTACAGGGGTTTCAAAAGGCGATATAGTAACATTCACAGGCGGAGGGGTTTATATCTCTTCTACGGCAGAATACGCAGCCAAGGAAAAGGACGTAGTAAGTACCTGTAAAGTAACAGGAGTAAACACCAAAGGCACGCACCCTTATCACTGCATATCACAGGACGGCAAAGGTGTATACGGTTGGGTTAATGCGGAATCTATCAAGGAGTTATCCTCAAAGGCACACAGCGACCCTACAAGCGTTTCAAAAGGCGATATAGTAACATTCACAGGTGGAGGGGTCTACAAGTCCTCTACGGCGGAGTATGCGAGCGTACAGAGGAATGTTACAAGCACCTGTAAAGTAACAGGAGTAAACACCAAAGGTACACACCCTTATCATTGCATATCACAGGACGGCAAAGGTGTATACGGTTGGGTTAATGCAGCAGATGTAAAATAGACCGATTCGGTCACAAAACGGAGGAAAATACTATGCAGATTTTAAAATGGTTACTTGTTAATTGGGATTCAGTATTGCTTATTGCTATGGTCGTAGCCTTAATTATTTACTTAATTAAGACAGGACAGACCAAAATTTTAAAACAGATTGCAATTAAGTTTGTCACGGATGCAGAGGGAGAGTGCGGGGTCGGCACGGGAATTATTAAGCTGTCGGAAGTAGTTGCAAAAATGTACGCATATCTGCCGAGCGTGGTTAGAATCCTGTTTACGGAAAAGCAGTTGGTACAGATTGCGGAATCTGTATTAGCGGAAGCAAAAAAGAAATGGGAAGCCAACGAGAACCTTACAACGTACATTGAAAACAAGCAGCAGGCAACCCCGGCAGTGGTAACACTTGCAGAAAGTACAAAATAACAGAATATGCAGTAAACAAAAACACCCCCTTGGCTTGAAGCCTTGGGGGTTATTTTTATATTCTGACAGGATAAGGCAGCAGTACAAGAGGGGTAATACCACATTCAGAAAGTTTATATATTTTATGAGAAATGCTAATGCCGTTATCAATCCATATCATAAAACTTTGTTCCTGTAATAATTCAGAGTGGTTTGTAAAGACACAACCGCAATTTATAAGATTATCAGCAACCCACTTTTCACATTCAGCAAATTTCTTTTCTATTCGGCGGTTGCTTTCGACCGTTACCGCCTTACGGTCATTCATATATTTTTCATATTCTTTATAATCCATAATATCCTCCTTGCGTTTTTCCGGGGGCAGCAGTACCACAACCCCGGAAAGATATTTAGTTGAGTGGTTGAAGCCAAACCACATTATCAAAATTTAAGAATCCGCCGGAACAAATGATAGAAAGCAAGGCTTTTTTACCACCGCAAGGCATATATGGCTCTGTATCGCCCTTAAAGGCAAAGAAACCTTTAACAGGGTGCTTGAAGCAGTAGCCACTTGGACGAGTATAGCCAAGCGGATGTTTAAATTTAAGTTCGCCTTTAAGTTTGACAACCTCTAAAGCGTTGTTAATAGTATTTGTTTCTAATGTTCTTTCCATAGTGAATACCTCCTAAAATGTGGATAACTTTGTGGGTCTGTCTTATTTCCTGTTCCTTATGATGTTATTATATACTTATATAAGTATATTTACAACCCGGAATAATTACCAAAATACTTATATAAGTATATGGAATTATTTGTGCATTTTATATACTTGTATAAGTATAGCACCTGTGATATGATAGAGAAAATAAAAAAGGAGGTGCAGCAGTTGGCAGAGGAAAAGACAGGCGGAACACCTGCAACAAAAGCAAAGAATAAATACAATGCAAAGGCTTACGACCAATTCCTTGTAACGGTCCCTACAGGACAGAAAGCAGAGATTGACAAGGAAGCAAAGAAACAGGGCTATAAGAGCCGTAACGAATTTGTGGTAGCAGCAATCGAAGAGAAGAAAGCGAGGAGATAGAGTGGTAGAGCCGTGTAAATATATGGAATATAGAATGAAAGATAGAAGAGGGAAAGAGCAGACGGAAGATGATATGAACACAGGGACTGCAAAAACAGAATTACAGGACGAAGATTGGAAGACGGCAATCGCACAGAAAAAACAGACAATCCCGGCAGGCGCAACAGTGAAGATAATCGGAACGTTGCAAAATATGTATGGGGATTTTGTAAAAGTGGAGTACAACGGAGTAAAATACATAGTCGAACCGCATAAAATACAAAGGGGGCGGGGCAATTAAACTAACACCCGCCACCGCCCATTATGTTATCACATACAGGTAGGAACTAATTTAAACGCACGGAGGTGAAAGGGTATGATTACAAAAATAAGACTGAAAGTTAAAGGACACGAAGAAAAAACATTTATGGCAGAGGTAGAGCAAACAAGGCAAGGATATAAATTTACAATGCCGGACGGTAGCGGAATAGAAATATATGGGAATCTTATTGAAAAACTAGAAATAGAGCAAGAAACATATACAGAAATACAACCAATCGGAGAAATACAGGCGATAAGATTAAATGCAGATGCACCAAGATATAAAGAATATAAATACGATAAGACGGCAAAAAAGGGGTGCTGA